GAATCGACCAGAGGATCGACGTATTGAGCGCCGTAAACAAGGCGATCACAATCGCCAGCAGGTTCTTCACCACTTCATCCGTCACGGCCGCCCCCGATCCCGTTTACGATTCTCAACGGCCAACGCCGCCGTCAATAACCCACCCGATGCAGCCCCGGTGCCCGCCAGCATCTTGAGCGCGGCCTTGCCTGCTTCGTCGCCCACATCCCAGAGACTTTTCTTGGCGACTACATCCGGCGGCACTAGGTACTCGGTAAAGTTGTCGGCGTGGTGCTGCCTGCCCCATTGTTTCGCCATTTCCTCCGGCACGTCCACGAAAAACGTATTGTTTTCCGGCAGACTAGCGCCGTAGTTTTTGATGGCGTCGAGGTTGTCAGAAAACAGGCGACCGCGTTCTGCAACGAACGTTTCCCACTGCTCCGGGGTTAGGTGTTTCTTGAGCCAGTCGCCACTATCCCCCAAAACCTTGGGCTCGGTTCGATACAAGCGGCGGAACCCAGGCTTAGGGCCATCGCCACGAGGCCCGATAACCCCGTGTTCGTCCTTGAGTTTCTTCCACTGCTGATACAGGATGTCGCGTAGACGATTCCCTTCCTCGGTATCGGGAAGCGCGTCGGCTTGCGCCTGCAACGCCTCCTTTTCCGCCATCTTGATCGGGTCGCGGGTCAGGTCGTTGTGTTCGCCCCGTCGCACCTCCGACGTTTGCCCGTGCTTCTTGAGGTATGCCGAATACTCCGAGCGGTCCCCCGTCGCCTTGGCGGCCTCAATCGCCTGTTGTCCGCCGCGCGCCTCAATGCGTTCCGCCAGCGTCAAGCCGGTCAGTTCGGATTCCTTCACCACGTCGCCCGCCAACGACCGCGCTTTCATCGCGGCGACCCGGTCGGCTTTGCTGAGCTTCGGCCCCACGGCCTGCCCCGGCTTCGGCGTCGGCTTGCCCCGTTTGGTCTGTTCGATCATCGCCGCAAGCAACGGATCGTCGTCAGGCGGGATGACCGTGGGACGACTGCGCGGCGGTTCCACCACCGGGGCCGTCGCACCTTCCAATGAGGCGGTCGGCATCGGGCGGGATACGGCCGGTCCTGCGACGGGCGGACGGGGGCCGGTGCTGGTGCTCGGGTTCATCAGGGTCAGTTTCGGCCGGCTCCCCTCGACGCCCAACCGGACCACCTCATCAACATCGGGACCAGGCTTCGCCGCCAACGCGGCCAGACGCTTCGGCCCGTCGGTGGTCCCCTGCCCGACCAGATTGGCCACATCACGGCTCGGCATCCCGTCGAGCACGTTCGGGTTCATCCGCTTGGCACGGGTCGCCAATTCGCGGATATCGACATTCTGCCCAAGCCCCGTAAACGGTTGGCGCGCTTCCCCACCGCCGAGCAGTTTGCCGAGCGTGACCGCGTCCCCGAGGTCCGGCTGTTTGCCCCGCAGCAGCCGCACCGCACTCCTCGCCGCCGCCGCCGCTTCCTTCGGCTTGCGCTTGATCGCCTGTATGGCGTTCCCGGTCTTGGTAATCGCACCGGGGACAGCCCCCAACACGGCCCCCGCGCCAGCCCCAACCGGTGCCGCTTTGAGTCCTGCCCGAATCCGATCCCCCAGCGACCCCTCGGTATCCCCAGCGGTCGCCAAAGCCGTTTCCGCTGCCCCAAGGCCAGACCCTAGTGCCACCTGACCCGCCATCGTGGTCGGACGAATAGCCTTGATGGCTTTCAACGCCGCCAAGCCCGGCACCGCCACGCCGCCCGCAAGGTTCGCCATCCCGGCCACCGCCGGACTGCGCTGCTTCAGGTAGTCCACCGACTCCCCGATAGGCAACACGTCATCCGCCAGGTTAAACGTGGCCCCTTGCGCCATCGTCGCCAGGACACCCTTAAGGTCGTTGCGTTTGGTGGCTTGGGCGGCCTCGTATGCCGCGCCAGACTCTTGGAGGTTGCGGAACGGTGCCGTCGTCGCATCGCGTCCGCTTGGCGCCACCGAGGGCGTACCCACCGACGCCATGATCGGCTTGGGTGCATCCTGTTCGGACACAAACGCCTCGAACTCGTCGTCGGTGGCCCCGGCCGCCTTGAGGGCCGCCATGCGCCGCAACAGTTCTTCCTCGTTCACGGCCGGCTCCGCTTGGCACGTATCCGCGCCAATGCGGCCTTAGCATCCCACGCCGACGTTCCCGGGTTCGCGGGCGGTGCGGCCGGAGCGGGTGGGGTATCCGGTACGCCCGGCGCCTCGTCCGCGTCCCCCATCTCCCCACCGTTCGCCACGATGCTCAGGGCAAACGCCCGTTTCTCCTCTGGCGTCTTGAGTTGCGCCGCCCGACCCGCGGCCGACTCCAAGGCGTTCATCAGCGTCACCCACGCCCGCGCTTTCTGCGCCTTGACCGGCTCGGGATCAAACGCCGTTGGGGTGTAGGTCTGGATGTACCGTTGCAGTTCCTGTTCCGGCACCGCCGCCCCGGAGACTGCCCGAATCCACGAATCGACGAACTGTGTCGAGGCTTGGTTAGCCTGCATGTCCTCCGTGATGCCGTCGGCCCCCATGCTGCCCAACAACCCTTGCACCGGGTTTTCCAACCCTTGCGGCAGCAGCCCACGCACCACCGCCGCCATCTTGCTCCGATTCATCTTGAAGCGGGGCGTTCCGGATTCGTCGGTTTCAATCATCTGCTTGAAGGCCGGCAACGCCGATGCGCTCAACAGGCCCTTGGTCTGTTCGCCAACGGTCGGGCGACCCCCGGCCACCCCGCCCGTGCCGCCCGTGCCGAGGCCGGCGCGTTTCCGTCGTTCAAACTCCAACCGCGCCGCTAATCCTTCCTTGGACAGCGGGTCGATATTGCGGGGCTCTTGGGGCTTCGGCGCGTACCGTCCCGTTCCCGCTGCTTGGGCTTCGGCGTCCCCGGCCTGTGCCTGAAGCAACCGTTGCCGCAACGGCAACAACGTGCGCCGATCCGCCGCTTCCGCCTCGGCCTCCCGCTGCTGCAACAGCAACTGGTCCTGCAACCGACGCTGGACCGCCTCTTGGCGCGCTTGTTCGGCGTCCTCCAACTCCCGTTGCCGCGACTGTTGGGCAAAGCCCGTTTTCGCCCGCAACGCGGTTTCGGCCAGAAACGGCACACTGAACGCCATACGATTACCTCGGCCCCACCACTTGAGGCGTGTAGTCCAGAATGTTGGTCGCCTGACTGACGCTCATGCCCGGCGCCCGCCGCCGATTCCCCAGCGCCGCAATCCCGGCCGCCGCGGCCTCCCCCAACCCCGACGCCTGCCGATCCAACGCCCCGGCGCTCGAGGCTTCCGCGCCCGCGGGATCGCCCAGATACCCCAACCGGATCAACTGGTCAATCTCGTCCTGATTCATGCCGAAATCTTCGGCTCGCGTCGAACGCTCCAACAGATATTGGTTGATCGCATCCTCTTGCGCCTGGCGCGCGAGGTCGTCCTGGTACCCGCGTTCCCCGCGCAACTCGTTTCGGAGCGACGATTCCCGGTTGAAGATGTCGCCCTCGTAGTTCTGGAAATCCCCGAACCGGCTCCGATCCGCGTTGAACCGCGCCGTCTCATTCGTCAGCCGCGCATCCCGTTCGGTCCGCGCCTCATTCCGCAGCGACTGCCCCTGTCCGAACGTCTGGTCCGACAGGCCCGCGAGGAACCGCCCCCGATCGAGCCCATACGACCGTTCGGCGCCGACCAAATTGGCCTCGTCGCCGCTTAGGCCGCGGAACAGATTCGCCCGGTCCAACTGGTTGGCCGCGCGCGCTTGATCCGCCGACAACGACAGTCGCTGACCCTCCAGTCCGAGATTGGCCCGCGTGGTATCGGCCGACAGCGCCCGGTCCTCGTTCTGGCCGGCGATTTGAGCGCGGAGGGCGTCCTGATCTGCCACGAACCCGCGCTCGGTGCGCGCTTCGCCCCGCTGCGCCGCCAACAGACCCTCGTTCGACCGATCCTCGCCCCCGAGTTGTCCGAACACGCCTTGCGTCGCGGACAACCGATTGATCCGGTCCTGGAGCTCCTGGCCGGCCGTGTCGATCGCGATGCGTTCCCGCGCCCGTGCCAGCGACTCTTGCCGGCGCTGCGCCACGTTCCCGAGGTCCGAGGTCGTCATGTCCGAGCCGATCCGCCCCAGCGCCGCGGCTTTCTGGCCCACCTGCCGCAACTCGTTGGCGAACTGCGGGGCGCTTTCCTGTTCCAACAGCGCGAGACTCCGCGCCGCCAGCGCTTGCCGATCTGGGGTGCTGGTCAGCGTCCCGAGGGCATCCGAGACGCCCCGGCGGGCCGCCAAGGTATCGGCACCCGGCTGGTAGTTGCCCGGCCCCACGACGCCGTACGACCGCGCATCGGGCAGCGTGACGGCGTTGGGATTCCGAATCGACCCGACGCCGCCGTACGACCCGATGCCCGGCCCGCCCGCCAGGCCAGCGGCTTGGGCCGAATACCCCCGCGCGGCCTCGTAGCCGGGCGGGCCCGCAATGGCCCCTTCCGCTCCGGTCAGGAGCCGTGAGGCGTTGCCGACCGACCCGTCGGTGGGGGTGACGCCCTGAAACGCCGTGATCCCCGGGTTGCCGGCATACTGCGCGGCGGCCGTGGTGGTGTAGTTCGCGGCTTGGGTCCTCCGGGCGCTCGGGGTGGCCGTGATGCTGGTGCCCCGGAGGTCGTTTTGGCCCGGCTGCAACGCCTGAACCTGCGTCCCCGGCGCCGACGGCGGCCCCGCAATCGACGGGATGGCTGGGGCGCCAATCGACGGCACGGTCGGCCGGGGTCGCTGGACCGTGGGGCCGCCCATCGGTTGCGTGGCACCCGGCACGGCGAGTCGCGGCCGCTTCATCCGGGCGGATTCTTGCACCTCGGCCGTCTGAAACATGGGGGCCGTCATCGCATCGGCTCCGCTGGCGGTCGTGCAATGGACGACAACGCCGAGTAGGGGTTCTTGCCGGCCCCGTAGAGCCCGCCGAGATTGGGCACTGCGCCCGGTCCCTTCAACGCCAAAGTCAGGGCCTTGTCCCGCAACGGCGCCCGACGGGCATAGTCCTGCTGCTGACGCTGGAGCGTTTGCGCCCGCAGTTGGTCCGCTTGCCCCTGTTTCTTCGACCCCGCCAGTCCGGAGACCAGCGGGAGGCCGTAGTCAAGTGCCGCGTTGAGGACGTTCCCGCCCGGTAACAGGCCAATGCCGCCCTTCACGATCTTGCCAAGTCCGGAAAACAGCCCCATAGCCCCCTCCTTACAGAACCCGAATCCACTGACACAACGCGCCGGCTTTCGCCACCACGGCCGAACTGGAGACCTCCGACGCGAACCGGGCAACCACCGTCCCGTTGGCCGAGGGTTTGATGAACCCCGCAATGGTCGCCACGTTCCCCGCCGTCAAGCTCGTGGCGTTCGACGCGGCGGGAATGTCGTACGCCGTGGCATAGTTCACGGTCTGACTGGTCGCCGTCAGCGTGTAGTAGCTGCTGTAGTTGAGCAGCGTCGGCGCTGCCGGCCCGTTGACACTCCACCGGCTCCCGGTCGTGGTCGCGGCCGAGGTGTACGGGATGCTGAAATAAAACCAGTACGTTGCGCCCGCCGTCACGGCGAACGACAACCCCGTCACGTCAGCGATCGTGTTGGCCGAGGCGTTGTTGTTCGTTACGTCGCTACTCAGCACCACGGTATTGACCCCCGACACGGTCGGGGAGCTGTACTGCGGCACCATCACCAGTTTCTGAATGCCGTCGAGGTTGCAGACCCGGAACCCCGACCCGTCTTGGTACTCCAACCGCTCCCCAGCGGCCAGACTATCGCTCCACAGCGTGTACTCCGTGCCGTTGGCGTCGAACTTGACCGTGACGGTTTGGGCCACGGTATCGGCGTTGTAGATGCCGATGAAATCGACCACCCGTTGAGTCGAGGACGCCGGCGCCGGCACCAGGTTAACGTCCGTGGTGTTGTTCGTGTTCGTGACCGTACGGCCCGGCGTGTAGGCCGTCGTCGTCACGTCGCGCCACGCACTGTAGCACCGCAACTGATTGGTCGTCACGGTGCCCCCGAGGACGACTTGCAGGTTGTCGGTCGTTTCCGTCAAGACGATCATACGCCAAGCCCCCGCGCCAGCACCTGCGGGCTCGTCAATCCTGACCCACCGGACGGCGTGGCCCACGTCTGATCCCCTCGGAGAAACGTGCTACTGTTGGCCGTGCCGCTGCCGAGGCGATCCGTCGCCACGGTCCCGGATGCAAGATCGGCGGCGCCATGCGTGTGACTCGCCGCCGCCGCGCCAAGCGCCGTCCGCTGGGCCGCCGCATCGGCGCCGGTCAACAACGACTTGCCGGCGGTCGTGACATCCCCGCCAAGCTTGGTCGTCGTGACCGAGCCATCCGCAATCGACCCGCCGCCCGGAATGTACGTCATACGATCCACCACACCGATCCGTCCGACTGGACGGTATAGGCCGCATACTGCGTGTTCCACGCCAGGGTCGCCGCGCCGTCAATCGTCTCCGAGCCGTCCCCATCGAGCGTCACGTTATTCGCGCCCGCATTGGTTTTCTTGACCGTGAACCGTTTGCCCGCACTGCTGGTCACCGCCGGCAAGTTGACCGTCACCGCCCCGCTGGTCGTGTCCACCAACAACAGCGCGTCGGCGGCCGTGAGTGTCGTGGTCGCGGTCACGGCGCGTGTCGTTGCCCCGATCCGCCCGACCGCCGCGACTTCCGCTTCCAACCCTTTCATCCGGGCATTCAACAAGCGGACCAAGGTGTCGAGTGTATCGTCCAGGGACGCGAACGCATCCGAGACCCGCGCCCCGAACGTCGGGTTCACCCCTTGGGTCGGGAGCGTCGGCGCGTGCCAGAGCCGATCCAGCTTGTTCCAAATCCACACCCGTCAGTCTCCCGGCACCTCAACCACCAGCGCCGTCCCCTTGAGCGAGACCAACCGCACCCCGTCGGCCGTGATGTTGTGGCCCGACAGGATCGTGGCGAGAATCGCATTGGCCGCCTGTTGCGTCTCCTCCGCCGCGCGGGCGGCCACGGCCGCGACATGCCGCGCCCCGGCGGCTTCGTGAATCGCGTTCGCCAGTCGGTCGGACTGCGCTTGGGTTACCGTAAGGTCCGTGGTCACGTGACGTTGACCCCTCTCCACGTATTGTCGGTCGGGTTGTAGAACCAAACCTTGTTCGCCGAATAGTTGTAGATGACCGCCACCCGGTCGCCCGTTTCGGTCGGGGAGCCAATTGGGGTGCCGTTCATCGACGGCATCCAGAAAAAGCCCGAGGTCGCCGAGGCCGCCAACGCGGTGGTCGATCCCACCCGGACCTCCCCGCTGAACGTCGCTCCCACCCCGGTCACGGCGCCGGCAAACGCCACCCCGCCGGTCGATTCTGTGATGGTCAGGATAGCGGTTGAGCCGTCGTTCTCCACGAACGTCAGCGACCCGTTGTTGGCCAACCGCAACCGACCCGCCGCGCCCGTGAAGTCGAGCGCATAGGTCGCCCCGGTCCCCGACAACGTGGTAATGCCGGACGGCGCCAGCGTGGTACAGGTCAGCGCCTGCACGGCCGTGGTCCCCGCCGCCACCGTCAGCCCGCTCGCGACCGCCACCGATCCGGTGAAACTGGCCGACGACGAAATGGTTTGGCCGTTGAGTGTCGAACTGAACGTCGCGGCGCCGGTCACCGCCAGCGTCGAGCTAAAGGACCCGGTCGTGGCCGTGAACGCCGCAACGGCCGTCGTTCCGCCCGAGACCGTCACACTGACAGCGGTAATGCTATCCAACTCGAACACGCCAGCCGCCGTCAACTGGCCTCGGGTAATCGAGTTGGACACAAACTTGAAGGGATGGTTTGAGTAGGTCCCTAGCGTCCCCCAGGCATTGCCGGAATCCGCCGACAGTCGCGCCGTGACCGTTCCCGCCACCGCTTGGACCGTCTGCCCCCCTTGCAGGGTGGAGCTAAACGTCCCCGTGGTGCCGCTGATCGCGCCCGACGCCGTGACCGTGGTACACGTCACCGCCGCCAGCGCCGACGTTCCCGTCACACTGATGCCGCCCGTGGTGACGTTGATGCCGACGCCCGAACTTGGCGTGAAGGTCTGGGTCCGCTCCCACGTATGCGTCACCGTGATCGTCTTGGCCGTATCGGTCAACACCGCGTACGTGTTGAACTTGTCGCGCACCTCGACAAACGACGCATTCAGGTCCGACGCCGTGAGGATTTCGGCGGACCAGGTTTTCGGTAAGGTAATTGCCCCCGTAATGCCTTCCTTCTGGCGCTACTCCCGCCAAGGATGTAGATTAGGCGCTATGCCCTACTACACCTTCAAGTGTGAGACGTGCGGGCGCGAGACTCGGAAGTTTCGTGCCCTGAGCCAGAAACCACCAGAATACTGCTCGATGCCCTGCCGAAACCAAGGGCTCAAGGGCCGGCCTCACCCATGGGTCTCGGCTCGACTGGCCACTCTGACCGGCGCCAAAAACCACGCATGGAAAGGAGGCCGGTACCTGAACCGCCACGGGTACTACCTCATCCGAATCGCCAAGCGTGTTCAATTGGAACACCGCGTCGTTATGGAGCGTCACCTCGGCCGACCCCTCTCCGCTTCCGAGATCGTTCATCATATCAATCACGATCGGACTGACAACCGAATTGAGAACCTGACTCTGACGACTCGCGCCGACCACTTCCGCAACCACCACCCAGAAATTGCCGAACGCAAGCGCGTTACGTGGAGTCGCCATCACGGCGATAGGTGCCGATCGTGCGGACGGAGCGATCGCCGGCACAACGCGCACGGGCTGTGCATGCCATGCTACGCCGAGGAGTACAATCGCAAACGCCACGGAAAACCGCACCTCTTACCCTCCTAGTAGTACTCCACTTGGTCGTCGATGGCTTGGCCCGTCGCCACGATCGTGGACACCATGAACTGCTCACCCGCCGTCTCGTGACTCAACGTCGGCGCGATCCACCGGCCCTGCCCGTCAATCCCGACCATCGCGTGGCGTTCATTCACCGAATCGAGCGCCAGCGTGTCGGTATCCAGCAGGAAATCGTTGAGGTACGCGCCGCCGCCGGCCAATGTCGCCACGGTCTGCGTCCCGGCCGACCCCCGGCGCGGGGTGAAATAGCCGACCCCGAGACCCGACAACTGGCTCCGGAGCGTCACCGTCACGTCGATCCGTTCCCACGCCTTTTCAAGCGCTTCATCGTAGCCGCCCGGTTCACAGGTCAGCCCGTGGTTGATCGCGGCCGTGGCGTCGTGGAAGCCATCCGACCACAGCGACCCATCGGGCCGGCCGTGATAGTAGGCGTAGCCCTCGTTCACGTCGGCGGATGCCGAGCCGCCCAGGTGCATCAGGGTCGCCAACCCGTCGGCGTTCTTCACCACATCGAGCGTCGTGCCGGCGAATCCGACGAACAGCCCGGCGTATTCCCCGGTGCGGGTATCGACCGCCAGCATCGTGTTGAGGCTGGTCGAGCCCAGCCCCGCCACAAAGAACAGGACCAAATCCGTCCCCGGCATCGGTCGGGCGTGCGCGTTGGGCAAGTAGGTCCGGGGCAGCGTATCCAGCACCGGCCGGGCGCCCTTGGCGACTTCTTCCAGCAACCCCCCGCCCCGAATCCGATAGAGGCGACGATTGGCGCCTAGAAAGTACACGGTCCCGTCCTTGACCGTGATGGCTTCCGGACTGATGCAGCCCACATCTTCGGACACCGCTTCCCGCTGGCCCGAGGTCGTGAAGTCCGCCGCCACCGCGCCCGAGACGGCCGTGATCGAGTTGGCCCGGAACAGGTACATCACCTCGTTGAGACCCACCCCGGCATAGAGCGCGTTGGGGTCGGTCTGGATCAGGTCCCAGCCGTTGTTGTAGCCGCCTGCGAGGTAGCCAGTGGTCGGGTCGCCTTCTTCGCTCCACACGATCGTCGTCCGCGACGACGTGCGGATGCCGAACAGCTTACCGTAGTACAGCCAGGGCTTGCCGAACAGCCCGCCCGAGGGCGTGTTGGTCAGTTCGGTGATGCCGCCCGCCCCCGAGGTCCCATCCCACAAAATGGGGGTATTGGTCCCGTCGTTGAGCAACATCTTGTCTGCGACGGTGAGGCTGTAGACCAGACCCGAGGTCGCTAACGCGGCCGCCGCCGTCGTCAAGTTGGCTTGCGTGACCTTCGTGGTCCACGCATTGCCGCCCCAATCGTACGTCGCGATCTCGCCGCCGCAGACCGCGACCGTCGCCTCATCGCCGTCCAGTTGGGTGTACTGGTAGCCCCGCTGACCGGCCCGACTCGACACGGTGCCGATCTGGCTCCCCATCTTGGCAAACCCCGGACGGCCAACGACGACCGGGCCAAACTCGGTGTCGATCGGGTAGCAGTTCAGCAGGGTATCGGCGTACCGGGGATCGTAGGGCGTGGTCTGCGACTGCGACCGCACCCCAATGAACGGGCCATACTTGACCCGCACGAGTCCCAGCCGCCGACGCGCCATTACCCAAGATCTCCCGACCGCCACCAGCCCGCGCCGCCGCCATCCGCGAACGCTTCCCCGCCCTGGCCGAACACCTTGTTTTTCTCGGCCGTGAACAGACCGACGCTCCCGGTCTGGGGATTCCCCCATGCGGTTTTGGCGTACAGCCGTTCGTAGGGTTCGGGGTCCTTCATCCCCCCGCGTTCCGCCCAGGTCGCCGCGGCGCGGTAGACAATCAGCATCCGCGCCCGGTCGGGCTCGAGAATCGGGTCCTGTGAGGCCGACAGGACCGGGATATCGGCCCGGACGTAACGGGCGTACGGCCCCGCGCTGAACGTGCGTTGCCGGTTGCCGGTCATCCGAATCGTCCGGGGGCCGTCCAGACAATAGTCCTTCGACGTATCCCAGAACGCGCCGCAGCTTAGGGGTTGAGCATTGAGCCGGGGGTAAATCTCCATGTGCCCCAGCGCGTCGTACGCAGTGGTGTAGGTGTAACCGCCATCACTGGAGGTCATCAGTTCCGGCGCCCCGTAGTTGAGCCACGGGACATGCGTGGCCATGTCCTCCATGACCCGATCCTGCGCTTCCGACAACAGGGCGTAGGCCCGATCGGTCGAAAGCGCTTCATCGGTGTCCGGGCGGCCGATGATGTACCGGAACCGGGAAATCAGGTCCGCCGTATCCCAGGTCGCCATCGGTTACCTCCAGATCGCCGCATTGCGGGCGCGGAGCCGGCGCAGGGTCCGCAACAGCGTGCCCGTCACGTCGTCCGGCGCGCCCGAGTTGCTGAACTGCGGCAACCACCAGAGCAGGAGCCACATGGTTAGGTCACCTTGGTGACGGGGTTGACTGCCGCGTTCCTGGTCAACGTGGCGTTGTAGCTGGTCGTCGGGGTCGTCACCGCCAACACCCCGGTATCGGTCTCGGCGTCAAACTCGTACCCACCCTGACCGGCCAGCGCGGCAATCACGCTTTCCGTCTGTTCGGCCGCCGTGGTGCCCAACTGGCCGGCATAGACCCGGTACTTGATGGACCCGGACGGCGTGACCGCGAAGGCCCGCGCCAACGTCAGCACGGGCGGGTTCGCGTTGGTCGAACTCGTGCAGTAGTTCAGTTGGTTCTTGCCGGTCCCGGTCAGGATTTCGACCGCGCACCCCGCGAAGAAGTTCAGCCCCGGCGCCGACTCGGCCGCAAGCGTGAGGCTTTGCGCCCCGTGGGTCGAGGTGGTGCCGCGCCGGATCACGCCGGGGAAGCGGTACAGCGTGATGGTCCGCGTGACGGGCGCCATGCCGCTATGCGTGATCCGGTAGGCCATCTCCTCCTCCAACGCGCCGTCCGTGATGTCCATATCCTCGTCGCACAGGAGGAAATAGAGGCCAGGGCAGTTGGTGGCGTCGATTTCGCTGATGGTCGGCGTGGTCATCGCCACTTCCGCCGCGCCCCCGCGACTCCGGTAGACGGTCCACGTCGAGAGACCCGTTTCAAAGGTCTTGAGGTCGGTGGCATCGACCGCGACGAAGTAGAAGCCTTGGGCGGTATCGCCGGATTCAATACGCATCGGTCCCCCTCACTGGAGCAGGCCGCCCATGCGGGCCGCCGTTTGGGCTAACATGCCTCGGTCAATCGCCTGCAATCCCTGAATCAGTACGTCCGACCCCGCCGCCGCGGCCTTGATCTCAAAGGACGCCAAGATGTAGTCCCCGGTTCCACCGGTATCCAGTCCGGTCCAGTCGGCGGTGCCGTCATTGACCGCGTACGCGATCCGGAGCAGGCGATTCGGCGCCGTACTGGTGACGTTCACCAGACTGGTAAACCCGGTCGGAATCGTCACGTCCGTACTAATGACGTGACACGAAAGGCAGGCCACGACGACGCTCTCCGCACTCGCCAAGCCGCTGGCAAGATTATAGTCGCGGGCGGCCGTGGCGTTGTTGTTGAACTGCGTTCCGCCGGCTTGCGGGAACGGGGTCGTCGCATCCATCCCCGTGATTTCAAGGACGGCGATGATGTGGCCCTCGGTAAGCGTGGCAGCGCCTGAATCCGACCGAATTGCCCCCGCCGTTTCCGATCCGCCTGCCAAGCCCTCAAATGCCACCAATTTTCCGCCAGCCGTATTGCTCCCATTCTGGGCAATCGTCTCAAATCCGGTGATCGCCGTTAGTGTCAACGCCGTGCCGCCGAGGTGCGTCACGACCGCCGACGAACCCGATAACGTGGACCCTCGCGACTGCAAGGCAATCGCCACGTAACGACGACCCGCCACAGGCGTTATGGAGTACGCCGTATCCTGCGTCTGCGTGTTGTTGGTAAAGCCCTCGGCGGTCAACGCCGTCACGGTGATCGCCATTAGGGCGTCACTCCCGCAATCGCCAGGATGCCGTAGGGGTCCGCGTATTGCGTCCCGTCATACACCGACACCGGCCCGATGAACAACTTCTGCGTACTCGGCAACGTGCCGTTGAAGTTCCCGCCGATGCCGACCGTCCGCAGCCCCGTGGCCGGGCCGGGCGCCTGCACGTTGGTGAACCGCCAGAACCCCCAGCGCCACGCCCCAGCCGTGCCAGTCGTGGTCGCGAGCGGCGTCCCGTCCAGTTTGTGCGATTTCCGACAGGCCCCGCCGGCCACGAACTCCGTCGCGGAAATCCGGTTGTAGTACAGGATGGTGCGATACCATCCGTCCTCGTCGTTCACCGCCGTGGTCGGAAAGTTGAAAATCCGTAACAACCCAGCCTGGCCCGTCCCCTGCGCCGGTCCCTTGGACAGCAACGTTTCCACCGTCGTCCCCGTGGGGGGTTTGGCCGGTGTGTGGAAATCGTCCGTCAGTTGGCCGGTATTCTGGAACGTCATCCGAAAGAAGTCGGACGACATCGCGCCCCGCGAGGCGTAGACATCCTGAATCAACTTGTAGCTCGGCGTCCCGTCGTTGACGGTCGTCCATCCACTGGAGGTCGAGCCGGGCGGCATGTCCGAGGTCTTGCCGAACCGGAAGTACCGTTCCACCCAATACACCGACAACGTGGTCGGCAGGGTCCAACTCACGCGGAAGGTCGGGCAGCTCCCCGACGAACTCGTCCCCGTGGCGTACAGGTCGCGGCCGAGTTGGAGTGCGGAGAGGCACTTCCCGAAGGTCGCGTCATTCTCCAGCGCGTAGCCGGCCGTACGGAAGGCCGGACTCCCACCCAGGAGAGTCTGATAGGCCGTGTTGTACGAGCCCAAAACGCGGTTGAATGGCCCCGTGCCGTCGTAGGCGGCCGCGACGGCCGCGATGTTGGCGAACCCGGCCCACGTTTCGGAGATCACCGGGATCGGGGCCCCGGCGGCGTTGATCGTGACGGCCGAGGTGTCAAACACGGCGCCCGATTCCACCCGCACCACCGCCGACCCCGTGGCCGGGGGGGCGGTGTAGAGGCCGGTACTATCAATCGACCCCCCGCCCGAGGTAATCGAGTAGGTGAGGGCCGGCAACACGGTGGACCCATCGGTCCACGAGGCCGTCGTGACGAACTGTTGGGTTTGCGACGGCTGCAGGGTCGCCGTGGCCGGGCTCAGTGTGAGCGTCTGGAGCGTCACCGGCGGCGGCGGCGGGGTGTTGACCGTCACCGTCGTGGTGTCGGAGACGCTCCCACTGGTCGCCCGCACCGTGACGGACCCAGCCCCCGACCCCGCCTGGAACAACCCGTTGGCGTCAATGACCCCCGAGCCGGAGACGATGGACCACGTCACCGTCGGGACCGTCGTGGTGCCATCAGACCAGACCGCCGTGACCGCGAACTGCTGGCTCTGGTTGACTTCGAGCGTCGGCGCATCCGGCACCACGGTCAGACTCGTCAGCGTGGCCGCCGCGGGGGCCGTGACGGTCACGGTCGTGGTGTCGCTGATGGCGCCGGACACCACCTTGATGACGGCCGAGCCGGCGGACCCGGGCGCGGTGTAAAGGCCCGCGCTGTCAATCGATCCCACCCCGGAATCGACCGACCACGTCAGCGCCGGGTTGTTCGGCAAGCCGTCCGACCAAACCGCCGTCGCGGTGAACTGAATCGTGAGGCTAGTTTCGACCGTCGCCGCATCCGGCGCAATCGTGAGACTCGTGAGCGTCGGCGTCGGGGTGACGACCGTACAGGTATCCGACCCCGTGATCCCGCGAGCCGTGGCGCGAATCGTGGTGGTCCCCGCCGCGACCGGGGTAATGACGCCCGTACTACTGTCGATGGTCGCCACGCCGGTATCCGTCGAGGACCACGTCACCGTTACATCCGGAACCCCTTCGTCACCGGGAATGCCGAGGACCGAGTTGCCCCGCATGATGGCTTGGACCGTGGCTTGGGCGGTCACGCCAACAATCAGGTTGTCGGGCGCAAACACGACCAGATCGGTGAGGACCGGGGCGGCGGGCTTCGGCGGGCCACGGCGAGCCCCTATACGTCGTCCAACATGCAACATAGGGTCATCCTTCACCCGGCGGTCACTGTTCGGTTGCCGCCGCTCGATGATGGTCGGCGCCAAGGTGGGGATCGTCCCCGCCAGCACCTCAAGTTCGGCCGCCCACTGGTCCACGGTCGGACTGGTGGACCGCTTCGCAATGTCCTGCGCCAACGCGATGATCGCGTCCCGCAGTTCAGCCGGCGTCATCCTTGGCGCTTGGTCGGGAAGAACTTGGCTGAGGTCGCGCTCGTAAACGCCGAGCAATACCATCGATGCCGCGGCACTCCGCCGACATCGGCCCGATAGATGCCATTCGCGGTGATGCCGGTACTGGTGGTGCCGTCCGCCATGTTGACGATCTGCAACGCGACCCAGGTCGTCCCGTTGTCAAACGACCCCTGACACTGAATCGTCGCGCTGAACGCCGCCGAGGTCAGTTGGCCCGCCGCATATCCGGTCACGGTGTCGCTCGCGCTACTGACCGGGCCAAGAATCCCCGTCGCCGTCACGGGATAGCTGGGTACTTCCGCCAAATCGGCCATGACGGCCTCCTGTTACGAAAAGGTCAGCGTGCCGGCGTGTTCGTCGCGTTCGCGCCGCGTCTTCGGCACCGCCAACGGCTCGGGAACCGCGCCCTCATCCCCCCACTCGCCCGTCGGCAACTCCTCTACCGTGTCGATTCGATCCTGCTGGTACTCCTCCAGGATCGCCCGCAACTTCACATCCGCCGTCTTGGTCGGGTCAAACGGCCGCGTCCCGAGGATGTAGCCGTTGCCCTGGCCCGCCGCTTCGACCAATTCGTACGGGAACGGCGTCGAGCCCGCCAACCGCCGCAATTCGGGCGGGGGTTGCAGGATCGCCTCCGCGGCCTTGTCGCCGTACATCTGCCGCGCATACCGGGCGATCAACGCCTGATACGCCGCTTTCCGTTCCCGCAGAAACGCCGCCCACCGATCGTACCGGATGGCGAACCGCCCCGGCTGGTCGGCCTGCATCGTGATGTACTCCGGACCATCCGGCGGCCCCAACGGCGCCTTGAACTTCGGGGACAACGCCCCGATCGGGTCGCCCGTCATCTTGTCGATGACCGAGAAATAGGGCCGGTCCCACTGGTCCCGGAGAATGCCCGCCCGCCGCCGCTTCTGCTGGTCCTGTTGCTTCGCCATCGGTTACTCCGCTGTCAGGATGCGGGCTTTTTCCGCATCGTAGTCGATCCGGGGCGCATCATCCCGGACGGGAATGGGGACTCTCCGCGTGAGAGTCTCGACACTATCAAAGGCCGCATCGACTTGGCTTTCCAGCCAGCGCCAATACTGACCCTTGACCCCTACCATCGCCTCCCGCTCTTGCGCCGTGAACATCGCGGGATCGGCTTCATCCCGCCGGAAGGCGTACTCCCAGCCCAACAACTGGTCATACGGCGCCAGTTTGTCGAACACCCGCCGATCGACGGGCGCATACGGCAAGTCGCCGGGCGCCGGGGGCTCCAAGCGCTTGCCGTGGAGGCGGGCCAGTTGCTTCTCGACGTTGGAAAACCGTCGCTTGTGCCCGCCATGCTCGCCCTGCACTACCCAATACGACCGCCCGTACCGACCCGTCTGTTCGTACAGGTCCCAAGCGGGTTGATCGACCATTTCCCGGTCCAACAGCAACTTGGACATGGGGTCCGGCATGAAATGGCCGCGGGTCGGATGCCGAACCAACTTCTGCTCGACATCCAGCACCAGTAACGGCGTGGCGTTCGGTGGGAGGAGTTGCCAGACCATCCACCGACAGAACACCGGATGCCACCGGACTTTGAGCCACGACAGGCGCTCGTCCGGTGGCGTGAGCGCTTCGATCTGCTCGGCCCAAGTCCCTGCGGGATGACTCACAGGTCGTCGTACGCAATCCCGGCCGGCGAGCCGATGGAATCCACGGCCGCCGTCGCGATGGAGGTTGCGGTGAGCGCAGCCGGCGCGGCAAACGACGCCTGCGGCAGCACCCGCACCCGAAGGGTCCCGGACGCCAAGTCTACCGCGCCGCCCGATTCGTTCTGGAATCGCACCGACACGGTATTCGCCGCCGACACGTAGGCCGTAACGCTGATGCCCGCCACGTCCACGCTGTGGGACACCAGGGCAAAATCGCCCAGCGCCGCCCCGGTGGCGGTGACGGTCGTGGTGGCTCCGGCGCCGTCCACCAGGTTGGCCGCGTCGTAGGTGGCCGACCCCGAAATCATGCCAGCCAGCACGGCCCGAATCGCCGTCACATCGGCCAGCAATGCGGTGTAGTCGGTCTTGAGTTCGTTCGCCAACGTCGCGAGTTCGTTGACGCGAATGACGGCGGCCCGCGCATCCGAGCCGTGCGTCGTCTGTTGCTTGGTCTTGGTAACCGCCATGTTCTCTTGTCCTTGTCGCTCCACACCGTTACTATGGTGTTATGCGAACATGCTCTGTTGAATCGTGTGAGCGTCCAGTCGTCGCTCGCGGTCTGTGCCAACGCCACTATCGGCGCCATCGGTCCACCGGGTCTACCGTCATGCAGGTCGAGCGGTACGACGGTCCACGAGATCGCTGCCAGGTACCGTCTTGCTCGTCCACCTACTACGCCCGTGGGTTTTGCTTATCCCACTATCGCCGCTGGAAAAAGTACGGCGACCCAACGGTTAGACGTCGTGCTCCTGCCGGAAGTGGCACCGTCAACCGAATCGGCTACCGAATGGTCCGCCGGTACGGCGTTCAGGTGTACGAACACCGCGTGGTCTGGGAGGACGCCAATGGACCGATCCCACCGGGCCATCATGTCCACCACCGCAACGGCAACAAGCTCGACAACCGACTCGAAAACCTCGAACTGTTGACGCACGGCGACCACATCCGACTCCACCTCCAAGGTCGAACCCGCGACGGGCAGGGCGGCAAGTACCTCTAGCACCGCCCCGCCTTTGTCGCTTTAGTTCCTACTGACGGTCCAATCCGGAAAAGTAAAAGAACGCCTTCCGGCTCTTGCAGAACGTCCCCGTGAGGAAGTCCACCGGGAACAGGTAGCCGGACTGGTTCTCCATCTTGTGCCCGTCGCCCCACGCGAAGCCCTGGCCCGGCTTCGGCATGATGTCGAGCCGCGCGAACGCCTTCTTGCTGCCGACGATCGCGTAGCCCGGCGGCACCCGCCACGAGCTACGGATGGCCAGGTCCTTCGACTTCACGTCCCCGTCGGTCTCCAGCGCGAACGGATCGCTGAACCGGAGCGCGGCGCGCTCGAGGTCGATCAGGTCCCGATGCACGCCTTCGTCGAGGAGCGCGAAGTCGGGCTTCATCGGGCTGTAGCGCCGGAGAGCGTCCTTGGCCGCTCGGAGCCGCACGCCCGACAGCCGGCCGCCGGAGGTGTCCGAGCCGGCGATCGCCCAGTTCGGGACCGAGGACGACGACACGCCGTGGACGCTGGTGGACTTGAGCAGGTCGAGATAGCCGACGATGCCCCGGTTGTACGCGGTGGCCGCGATGGTCGAACCCTCAACCGAGTTGGCCAGCACGATCTGCAGCCCGTTGGTCGATTCCGAGGTCGAACCGTCCCAGGTCACCGCGAGGGTCGGGTTGGCCCCGGCCGTGACGGCGGTGATTTCGCCCAGCGCGTTGGTCGCCAGGGAGCCGGCGTTGAGGGCCGCGATCCGCTCACCCACCCGGAACAGGTTGGCGATGTAGTTCCCCGACGCGGCGGTTGAGCCGGCGATCGTGGAATCGTTGAGGCCGTTGTAGAGCGTGAGGGTGTCCGAGGTGCCGGACAGGTCGGTGTCGGTCAGCGCCAGGATGTTGGTGCTGTAGCCGTACACCATGTCGGACCAGGTACGGGCCAGGGCCTGCATCTTCTTCATGCCCTGGAACACGATCTGCCGCTTCAGTTCGGCGGCGCGATGCCGCTCGTCCAGAATGCGGGCCGTGACCGAGGCCGAGAACCGGGCGTTCAGCAACGTGAACCCGAGGGTGACTTCCTCGACGTTGACCGAGGACGCGACGGCTTCGTAGCCGCCCTCGGGGATCGCCGCGACCCCGACTTCCTCGTTGAGATCGACCGGCACGGTGATTTCCCGCGCCGAGATGTCGATATCGTAGGTGTCGGGGACGAACCGTTCCATGTTCCCGAACTCCTCCGAGAAGAAGTTCATCCCCTCGTAGAGATCGCCCTGGACCTTCCGCCAGATTTTGTTGACATCGGTCCCGGAGGTGGTGACACTGGTGGCGAGCGCCATTGCTTCGTTGATCCTTTGCGATGGCGCCGCCGGGTCCTACCCGCGTGCCAATCGCTCCATGTGGGCCAAGTATTCCTCGGTGGTCGTCGGTTTGGCCGGGACCCGTGCCGGGTCGCCCGTTGCCTTCGCGCTGACCGCCGGGGGCGCCGCCGAAGGGGCAAGCGCCGTGGCATTGCGTTGCGCGGCTTCTTGGGCCGCTTTGATCGCGGCTTCCCGCTGGCGAATCTCGCCCGCCACATCGGTCAGCCGTTCCTGCAACAGATCGTGGTTGATGCCGTAGCCGTGGGGAGGGATGTTCCACTCCGGCACGCCACGTTCATCCGCCTGGAACCACAAGTCATGCCGGATGTCCCACAGCAAGCGATCAATCCGCTTGGCGTCTACCCCCTGATACTCCGGCCGTTTCGCGTAGTAGTCGGCCCATTGGGTCGTCGTCTCGCGAAGTTGGCGGTTCAGGTCGGCGAGTTGCTGTTCCTCCGCAACCGTTCGGTCCTGGCTTTCGCGGGCTTCGAGGCGCTGGCGAAGTTCGTCCTTTTCGGCTTCCGCCTTGAGAATCGGCGCCATCTGTTGCCGTTTCTCGAAGAACTCAATCAGCTTGTCCTCTGGCCCTTCCACCAACGCACTCAGCTTATCCCACAACAGGTCGCCACGGGTTTTCCGGGCGGTGGCCTGTTCCTGCCAATGCTTGACTTCCGCCTTGGCGGCTTGGATTTGCTGGGTGACGGCGCGGTGATCCCGAAGGTAGGGGAGAACGCGGGGCCAGGCACTGGCGGGAATCGTGATGTCCCCGGTGGCAGTGCGCACAATCCCCGGAATCTCCACCTCGCGCCCATCCGCGGTAAAGCGAAAGGGTTCGGGGGCTCCGGTCGTCGGCGCCACTGCGGCCTGTTCCGGGGACGGAGGCGAAGCCTCGGCCTGCGGGGTGTCGCGTGGGGCGGCATCGGGGGGCGGCGCTGCATCGTCCGTCGCGGCCTCGACTGCGGCGGGAGCCGGGTCAGGCGTCGTCGGTTCGGTGGGCGTCTCGGGGCTGTCGAGTTCCGCGTCGTCCGGTCGTTGGGCGGCCTGATCGGCCATCCGAGCGATGTAGGCGTCAGCGGTTTCGGTCCCCGCGCTACCAATGCTGGTCATACGGTACACCCTTTCACGGTTGAGGTCAAGCCTGTCCGGTCAGGACGGGATTGTCGAGCGGGGGATTCGCCGGGTCCACCGTGGGCGGGGTACTCGCCACGGCTTCCTCCGGCGGGGGTTGATCGGGCGGCGCCCCACCAGGCGCGCCGGGTTGCGGCGGCGGGGCAATCGCCATCTGCATCCGCTGGAGTTCCAGGTCGAGCACCTGCCGCCACTCCGGCGGCTGGCGTTCGTACCGGACGCCTTGGCAAAACTGGACGAGTTCGGTCATCCGGATTTGGGCGACCGCCGGCACCATGTCGGCCGGGAACGGCTGGAAGATGGCTTGGGCTCTGGCTGGGATGTTGCCGTCCTCGGGCGGGCCATCGGACCACTCCGCAATCTGCCGGCGAATCCGGAGGCGGGCCGGGTCGTCCTGTACGCCAATGGTGGCGCCGGCACCGGAGTAAAGGGACCGCTGAATCTGTTCCATCGACAGGAGGCCCGGCATCCCTTGATTCCACTCCATCGCCAGGGCCATCTTGGCCGTCGGCGTCATCATGGTCATGGTCCCCGGCTTGACCCGTACGTCGGTCGTGGAGCCCAAGTCGCTGCCAAGGAACCACTTGTCGCGGTACTGGCCGTCCTCGGTGGACCACCGAACCCGCTGGTACTTGGTATAGAACGCGCCGATCAACTGCAACTGAATGCGACACCCACGAGTATAGGCCCGTTCGATGTTTTGCTTCGGCTCGCTCAGGCCCGCGTGGGCTTGGGCGACCACCTGATAAGCGTGGCGCCCCGATTGCACGTCGGGCGAGTCCAACCCCTGCGCCACCCCGGACATCGAGACGGCGTTTTCCATCTCCTGCCCGGTCAAGGTGAACACCTCGATGGACTCTTTCGGGTACGGCGGGATCGTCTCCGGGACCGGCGCCCCGCCGCCGGGGTTCATCGGGATGTAGGTCCCCGTGGCTAGCTGCATCTGCTTGGGTTGCAGCATGGAGTTGCTGGGGTAGAAAATCTTGCGGTTGTTGAACCGGTCGAGGTGGGTCAGCAGGCTCCCGACTTGGGCGATCCGCACCTCGTTGCCGGGGCCAAGGAGTTCCATGGTCGCGACCCCGCACGAGTCCTCGCGGCCCTCATCCCACGCCTTGTACTGCGTCACCGGGAGGTCGAGCGGGACCATGCCCTTGCCTCGCGGCGCCATCCACGGCCGGCTGTACACCACGCGGTCGCCCACGACAATCAGATACGCCCCCTGCTTGTGGGCTCCACCGGCCCGGTAGACGCAGCAGAGGGTGAAGGCCAACCGGTTGTCGCCCTGCTCTTGATCGCGACCCCGGAGCCCGGCCGGGTACATGCCATCGGTCTTGCTCGGCACGGTACTAAACAACTTCTTCTGTTCGTCGGGTGGCAGGTCGGCGAGGTCGGGGAACTGCCGCTTGAGGGTGGACCAGGGGAGAAACAGGCCCTTCATGACCCCTTCCGCTTCCCACACGTCCTGCGCCGTGATCGGCTGCATGATGACATGCTTGCCGGTCAGGATTTCTTTCCGCAACTTCGGCAACGGCACCTGTTCCGCGTCGTTCGGGTCGTCCGTGAGGAGCCGGGCGCGGGTCGTCGGCGGGGGCTCCGCCGGCACCATCGTCACCATTGGCCGCCCCATCGGATCAACCCCCGTCACCTGTTCGGTGGGCGGGGGCGCGGGCGGCTGGTAGTCCTGTTCCGGGGTCACGAACCGCAGCACGTACGGGGGGCCGGGGACCAGCGCCTCCTCCAGCGTTTTGGCCTGCGGACTCGCCAACACCGCTTGCGGCCCCATCCCATTCCCCTGCGGGTCCACGTCGTACCAGACGAACCCCGAGGCGTAGGTGTGGGCGCGGTCAAAGGCGTTCCGAGCGCCCCGCACGTCGTCCAGGCCGGATTCGCCCGCGAGGTCGGCGAGGACCCGTTCCGCGAGTTCGGCCGAATCCCGGTCGTTGTCCTCCCCGCTGGCCGGAATCACCATCGGTGCCGGCGGATCGGCGAACAGGTTCGCGGTCAGTTTCCGGCAAAGCGTGGAGGCGTAGTTGATGACGGGCGCGGCTTGCGCGGCCCCCGGTGGGACCCACACGGTGTAGACCGATTCGTCTTTGGCTTTCTGGAGCCGGACGTTCGGGATGCCCTGCCGCCGCAGCGCATTCGCCTTCCACTGCGCTTCGCGTTTCTGCTGGGCGGGGTGGGCTTTGGCCTCGTCCCACATCGCCAGCACCTTTTTGGCCGCCTTCTGCGGGTCGGCCTGGGCCAACTGGAGGAGGTCCTCCCCGTCGTACGGCTTGGCGTCCTCGTCGGGCGTCGTGGTGGTGCGTTCCGGGTCATCCAGGACCGACGGGTTGCGGCCGTATTCGAGCGCGGGGGTCGTCATGCGTCTACCTCCTCCAGTTCGTGAGCCCATCCTTTCGTGATCCGCTGGACGACCTCGGCCACCTCCATGTGGCCCACGGCGTCCGCGGCCCACTGTACCACATCGCGGTACGCGCTCGACCGTTCATCGAGATTCAGACTGTCGATGGCGCGGACGATGGCGGGGTCCAACGCGGGCGGCGGAGGACTGGCCGGCACGGCCGGCTCACGGGGCAAGGTCAACGACTCCAGCGCCGCCACCAGCTTGTCGGCCAGGCGGTCAAACCGGGCGTTACTGGCCGCGAGTTGTTCCTCCAGCACTTGCACCGCGCTCTTGCGTCTCATAGGTCGCCGTCAAACTCCACGAGGTCGGATTCGTTGCCCATGTCGAAGCTGTAGCCCCCAATATCCCGCCGCCAGCGTTCCCGATCGGCGGCCCGCTCCTCCACCGGGTTCCGATGCCGCACCCGACGCCGCTTGAGGTCCACCTCGAACCCCGGATGCACGTCCGGATCGACCGCTTCGACCGTTTCAACTTCTTCCTTGGGCGGCCGGGACGCGAGGTAATACCGGAGCGCGTCCGCCGCGTGGTCGTTCTGGCCCGGCTTGATCGTGACCGGCTTGCCCGGTTTCGGCTCGTCTAAGACTAAGCGGCCCAACGTGCTGCACAAGGTTTCGCAGCGCGGGTGAATCGTGAGGCGGGGTCGTTGCCAGGGATGCAGCGCCTCGGGATCGCCGCTCCACGTCATCAATTCTTGGAGCAAGTTGACCCCGGCTTGGACGCTCCCCGGCCCTTTGTTGGCCGGCACCAACTGGACGGCCTTGGCCCCCATCGCATCCGAAAGGCCGGCTTGGAATCGTTCGGCAATCGTCGGCCCGGTGGCTTGGCGGTCCCACATCTGGGTATCGCCCGCGATGTACTCAATCCAGGGCAGTTTCATCAGGCGGCGCCCGATGGTGAACCCCACCTTGTACGCCGTCATGTCCTTGAACGTGGCCTCGTACCAGATGATGGTATCCTCGGGGCCTTGGGCGCCGCAGACCAACACGGTCGGGTCCCGCATGCCCCAATCGAGGCCGGCCGCCCGTGGCCACGAGGCCGGGGGGTCTGGGGCCTTGGCGTGGACCCGCGCGTCCCACATCGGGACCACCAGCCCCCCGCCCCCGATCAGGAGTTCGGCTTCGACCTCCTCCCGCCAGGCGTCGGTACCGGGGGTGATGAGTTCGGCGAGCGATTGTTCCGCGTTGGCGGGGAGCGAGATGTTGTCGCGGAACGTGAGCCGGGAATAGTGCCAGGTCGCGGGGTCGCGCCCGCCGTCCTTGGTGTCGGCACAGAGTTGGTTGAAGTAGGAGCCGCGCTTGGGCGTGCTCTGGATCGTCACCCACGCGCCCCGGTCCATCGTGGCCGCCGCAATGACGTTCGTCAGCGCGTACTCCAAATCGAGGTGGGCGGCCTCGTTAATGATGACCCCGCCCAACTGCTTACCCATGCCCCGGATACTGTTGATCGTGTCGTGATCCGCCGCGGATTTCACCCAGAGCGACCCGCCCCCGATCAACTGAACCCGTTTGTCCTGGGTGTGAATCTCGTAGGCCGGGTTACTACAGCGGGGGACGATCTGCTCTAGCCACAGAAGGTCCGCCTGCGGATGCGCGGGGGCCAGCCACACCACGTCGAGTTGGTCCCGCAGTCCGGCCCAGCATGACCGGCCCTGTGTTAGATGGCGTTGACAATGACCAGGTGGGTGGGGACAGTCCGCCGGCCCCCGCCCGACGTTGATCTCGGTAAATCCGAGCGTGTCCTTGCCCGTCCGGCGGCCCCAGTTGCGGAGGTGATAGCGGGCGGGGTGGCGATGCGGCCCCGCCTGGTGGGGCAGGGGTTTGCACAGATTGACCCGAACGGTCTGCCCTTTAGCCTTCGCCATCGTCCGGCGGGGCGGCGACCCGTTCGTCCACCAACGCGAACTCCACCCGGCTCACACTGGCTTTGCTGATGGTCTGGTGCGCCCGGCCGTAGCCCTGTTCGCCCGCGAACTTCCAGACCGAGGCCCAGAGCTGGCCGTCCTCGGCGGATTCGAGAATCTGTTTGGCTTTCTTGAGGGTGGCGCCGCGGGAGGCGAGGTAGCGCATCGCGGCTTTCCACTCATCGGGGGGCCGTCCGCCTTTGTTGCCGGGTTTCCCGCCCCGGAGGATGGCGCCGCCGTGGGATTGGGGGACGAGTGGGGGTCCGGAGATGGTTCCGGAGTTGTCCTGGCTACTCCCGTTGACGGATGTGTCGGCTAACGTGGTGTCGGGATTG